AGAGCCATCATTACCTAGAACGGTGGTCTCTGTCAGGACTAGATTTGTCGGCGCTTCTTGAACGCCGATATTATCAACAACATCGGTATAATTCGGGTTATTGGTTCCGCAGGTTGCAAAAACATTGCTAGTATCGCTATCAGGGTTACGGTCTGATTCAACGCCCGCCCCACTACCAGCGCCATAGGCTAACGCTCTAATCCAATAGTAACGGGTATCGCCGGGGCTTATTCCGTCAGCCGCATTAGAAGCATCGTGTATGAACTGCGTACCTCTTACGCGACCAATCTCTACTTTGCTTGCCCAGCTAGAATTGGGTGATGCGTAAACAGCAATCTCAGTAAATTGGGTTGTTTGCGTCGGGTTAGTCCAGTTCAACTCAATGTTTTTTAGACCTGCCGTAGCTGTAAGGTTGCTGGGATCAGGTACGCCGGGGAATCCTTGCGTTAGAACACCAGACGCGCTTACTGTGCTGTAACTACCTTCGGTTGGGTCTGCGTAGCTTGCCGAATCATCCTCCACCAGCGTTAGGTTTACCCCACCGTCTGCTGTATCCGAAAACGACCAATTCACACAACGGAAAACCTTAGCGCTGTAACCCAGTTCAGAAACAGTAACGCTGACGCGATCACCAACCGCAACGCGCAAACCGCTAAAGTTGGCAGGGAAGATAATGACTTTCTGCTGGTCGGATAATTGCACCATCTTGTTGGCAAGACGCTGCGCCATGTAACTGCTGTTTGTAAATGGCAGGTTAACGTTCTTAGTCAACGTTTCACCGTTATCCCTATTTAGGGCAGCCGTAAGTTGTACTGCTGGGAACTCAATGCTTTTGTGGTTCTCAGATGGGCTGATGTAAGTGCCCGTGACTTTGTTAAATCTTTGGCTGCGCTCCACGCTAGTCTTAACGCTAATAGCTCCGATCAAATCATCTTCATCAAGTGATTCGGTCGGTGCTGCGTAAACCCCAGCTTGAATAACGTATTTTCCTGACGTATAAATCAGGTTGCCATTCATCGCACTGAGCAGTTTGTCGATGTTCTCACGGTGATTATCAGTACCAAATAGAACGCCGTTTGCTGTAAAACGCTTCTCTGTGGTGCTAGTGGGTATTGCTACGGTTTCGTCGCAAGCATTCGCAGCCGTTACTACCGCTGCCCAATCAATTTTACTTGTGGCAACACCCAAGCCAAACTTCGTATCTGTCAGGTAATTGGCAACGCACAACGCAGGATTGTCCGACCAACTTTGGTAAGTGCTATCACTTGGATTAGCCCCCGCCGAAGTATCCAAGCGCGGGTCATAAATATCATTCTTACCCTTAACCAGAGCTTTGATGTCATTTGGTTTTTTCTTATCCCAAACCTCTTGGCTTTCATCTGTCAGCGTCCATTTTGTGACGATATTGGCGATGCCTTTACCTTGGTGGGCGCTGGTGTAATTAGTAAAGGTTGCAGATAAGTCCGTATCTGCCGCTTGCGTTGCGGTGCCTAGATGCTTGTTAATTTTGCAGATTGTGGTGCCGCTTAGGGGGCCAAAGGTACCTGTAGTAACGTTGCCACCACCCGCTGCGCCAGAATTTATTGCCGACGCCAAGATAACTTCATTGTCAAAATATATATCGCTGATGCTTTCGCATTCGTGACCAGCTAACGCAATCTGATGATACAGGTCGTTATTGTCAGTACCCGCAACAGCAACAAACGTAATCGGACCAGAAACTAAAGCCTCGCCGTAAATTAGCTTTTGTGGCTCTACGGTGCCGCGCACGGTTGATTGTCTGGTCGACGAAGTGTCTGACATAGGAATAGAAATGTCGGGCGTTAACATACGGCTGACTGCAACCGCAGAACCCGCTACGACCGCAGCACCCGCAATAATGGCACCAACGCCACTGCCTACGCCTAGCGCAACGCCGATCACTTCTAGGCCAGTGCCTATTCCAACTAATACTGGGACGATTTGAGGCATTTGCTACACGCTCCAACCACAGACTAGATAACGTTTGTCAACGCGAACCAATCCGCGCTTGCAGACGCTAACTATTTTGTCGCCTACCAGAATCCCCATCACTTGCCCGATGGTTGGCAGCCGCATAATCACTGGGTCGCCTGTTTTTAAGTCGTCGGCTGGTTCACCCAAAATTGATTCCGCAAAATCACGCAGATCGCCCTTCTCACTTATTAGCGCCTTAGCTTCTTGTTCGCTGCTGTAATCAAATGCTTGCGCGTAATCGTGACCGGTCAGTTGTTTGACGATAAACGCGGTAAATTGACAACAGTCAGCATCGCCGTAATTAAATTCACGCCGTTCCCATTTGTTAATCGCTTGTGCGACTTTAAGCTGTAGCATCAACGCCCACCTCCGCGTCGAGGTTCGTTGTTCTGCTTTGCAACCGACCCCGCTCCGTTGTCACTGTTTCGGTCGCCCCAAAGCACTCTAATCCCTTCAATTTCTTGCAAGAACTCAAAAAAAACATCGCCAGAGTGTGTTGATTGCTGGTTGTTGTCGGTGTAACGCTGGTTACTGGCGCGGTCGAACTTCGCCAGTTCTGATTCGGCTATTAACTCTATGGCATCGCCGCCGCCCGCCCCTAGGCTTACGTTCATCTGATCCATGAACCCCGCCCACACTTCTGTAGGCGTGGCTAATAAATCATCATCAGCGTCTAATGCGCCTAGGTAAAGCGTAACCGGACGCATATAATAATCTTCAGTCAGCGCAGCGTTACTGATAGTTGAGTCGATACCGCTTAACGACAACGTGATTTTATAGGGCGAAACATCCGCGCCTTCTTCAATCGCTGAGATATTTCCTAAATCACCAGTGCCTAACCAATCCTGCCCACCCCAAGTATAAGTGCCGATGGAATTGTGCAGATACAACGTGCCGCTGGAAAACTCTAGTTTTACAAACGTAACCGTTGCTACATGCTGTGCTGCTAATGCGGTAGCTACGTTTGTCGGAAAATCACGGCTCACGCTAGAACATCCTCAACCGCTTCGATGGTGAAGTTGCTGAAAATCCCCGGCGATGTGTTCCATGCCGCTTGGCTTGCGAGCATAAAGACGCCATTAACCGGCGATGTGTAGTCTATTATCAGGTCGTCTGCTGGCTGCTTTCTGATTGGCGGCGCTATGGACAATGTTACGTTTCCGCTGCCATCGCTATCCGTATCTGCTGTGACCATGTGAAGTTCGTTACCAAAAGTAACGTAGTCACCTTCGCGCAGATAGTTTGTAACACTAGCAGTAGCGCCATCGCATATAAGGCTTGAGCCAGACTGATTGGCACCATTGACCCTTAGCGTCCCACCACCTGTGCCGCGCTGAGTAAACGCATGGTCGTGCAAAGTAAACCGATGCTGTTGCCCGTTTAGCTTTGTCACAAACGCCTGCATAGTCGCACGGTCATCACCTGTCAGATTGTTGAACTGCAAGGTCGCTTTCCACAACGAACCTCTACGCCCTACCGTCTGTACCGCGTTGGTTAACGGTGATCTGAAAGTCCGAGTATTACTAACTAACTCAAACGTGCTGCTTGATGGCGTTATCGACGGGAATGAATAAGTGGTCATACAAAGCGCCTTCTACGCATCAAATCTTGTATTGATAGAATAGTCTGTTGGGACGTTTCTTGCATAGCAGCTCGAATCTTTAAGTCCACCTCTGCGCCAGCGCCAGATGCATCTACGTTATTCACAACAGTAATACCGCCGCCCATCTTGTCATTAGGGACAATCGACCCCGATGAATTAGGTATAAACATCTCTGGTCCACGCTCGCCGACCATGTACGGACTACCAGCTTGAACCGACCCGCCTATTGCTCTTCCGGGAACTGAGGACAACCCCCCAGATGCGCCGCCTTTAGAGACTTCTTTGACGCTGAATAATGCAGAAGCAATGCCGCCCGTTAATCTATCTATTATGTAGAACTGTATGAGTTGAGCGATCATATTTTTGATCATCGCCTTAAAAGCATCTTTAAGACTACCAGTACCCATAGCGGCGTTGGTCAATGCGTCAGAAAATGATGACAACGTCTTAGTTGTAATATCTTCCATCTTGGTTCTAACGTCGTCATTTGCGCTATTAAACTTCTTGATGGCTTCGGTTGCCCCTTCATAGGCCAACTGTAATTTGGTTATCGGCGCAGCAGGATCACCATCATCGTCAGGTTTTAACGATACGGAAACATCTAGCGCCGCAATAGCATCTTTAAGAATCTGCTGGACGCCGAAGCCAAACTCATCGACGTTAATCAGATCAATCATATTCGCGTCTAAAGACAATCCAGCTTTCTCTGCTGTTGCCTGCAAGCCTGCAAGTTCTGCTTTTAGCTCTTTCAGCTTGCTAGACCGATTTCGCGCCATCTGGCCGGTTGCAGATTCAACATGAGCAATAGCCTGCTCTATTTCAGCCATCTCCCCGACAATGCCCAAGCCAAACATCCGCATGAACTCAATTCGCGCAGCGTTGATCCGGTTAAGCCCAGAGATGAAGCTATTTGCCATATTCGCAACACCGCGAATAATCCTAACCAATGTGCCTAATACATTCTTGGCAAGATTCTCGGCAAATTTCCTAAACCCGCCCTCTGATTCCGCGACCTTTTTGATCATCTCGACCAGTTTTGCAGTGAAGCCTCCAATCGCGGGAGCGAGCGCGGCAGTAACTTGGGCTGTGATGCCAGAAAAAACTGTGCTTAGGCGTGTCAACTCATCCTTGGTATCTTCTACGCCTTTGGCTGCGTCAGTGGACATGACAGCGCCTAAAAGCTCTGCCTCGGTAAACATCTCACGCAAGCCAGCAGACCCAGCGTTTAAGGTCTGGACTAATGCCACACCCTCGCTATCAAATAGCTTCATGGCTATGCGTACTTTGTCCGCGTCCGTCTTAACATCGCCAAAGGAATCAGCCAGCTTGACCATCTGCTCATCTAGGTCAAGTCGCAGCAAGTCGTTAGCGTTTAACCCAAGCTCACGGATAGCGTCTTTGGCTTCGCCTGTACCACGCGCAGCTTCGGCGGCTCTACGAGTAAACCGCTGCATAGCCATATTCATGGTTTCGGTGGATACGCCTGTGAGATCAGCCGCAAAATGCAGTCTGCTTAATGCCTCGGTGGTCGTGCCGATACGAGTAGCTGTTTTTGCGAGCGCGTCAGTAGCGTCTAGGGATCGTTTAACTAGAAGGCCAAGCCCTGCAGCGCCAAGCGCCCCACCTAACGCAGTCTTCATATTCAAGACAGCGCCCGATACTCTCTTCAAGCCTTGGGTTACGCCAGAAAAGCCAGCCTTGGTCTTATCAACCGCCTTGATGCTGATTCTTACATCTTGGTTAGCCATCTCTGTCCCTCAAAATCTTAAAGTATGCCGTCCACTCGTTAATCTCGCTTAGCGACATCTGCTCGGCTTCTGCAATGCTCATGTGTAACCGATCAGCCAAGGACAATAAGTTCATCCTCAACGGATCGGACATCAGTTTTTTTCAGCATCCTCCGGTGACTGTATCTCGGCAAACATTTGCTCAGCGATAGCGGATATAACCGCAGTCTCTTCGCCCATCAGGTCAACCCGATCCTCGGCAGCTTTGAATAGCTTTTCGCCATCTTCGCTCGCCGCTTTCATCACAATCAGATCAACCATTGCCGCGATGGTCGTGTTCTCTAAGAACTTGGGATGCTTCTTCTGTAGCTCGTTAATGTCGTAACAGGTAATCGGAAAGCAATACATGACAAAAGGCTGACCTTCCGAATCAGCCCATGCGTCAACGCTTATCTTGCGAGGGGTTACTGTGCGCCTGTTTCTTAGCTCTTTAGCTAGACCCATGTGCTAACCCCTATGCTGTTGCTTCTGTTACCGCGCCTGACACTTGTACTTCAAACGAACCCTCAACCATTCCATCGAAAGATGCAGTGATCTCGTTGCTCGTTACAATGCCGCCACCGCTGTAATACTTCTCTCCGGTGCCCGTGCCTGTCGGGTAAACCTCAAAGATAACATCAGCCGCCGCGTCCATTACTAACTGAACCGCGTCCGCGTCATCCCAGTAAACCTCGGCAGATAAAGTGCCTGTTGTTAGTGACGACAAATAAGTGCGCGAAGTATCGCCCATTGTGGTGTCTTCGATTGTATCCGCAGATTGTGTCAGGGTGTAGGATCGAACCTCACCCATAGCAGCAACACTGCCGCCGCTTACGGCAAGTTTTACAACGCCGCTTGATCCTTTTGTGGTAGCCATTTGGAAATCCTCTAAGTTGTGCCTCTGGTGAATTGGTATTCAATCCGTACCGTTATAATAACACCTCCGACGGGATGTATAGAACCATCATCTGTTTCAATACTTACGATCTGCGTGTCAATCGCGTGACCGCCTCGCGTTCTATCAACGTCCAACTTCTCTTCTATCGCTTCGATGATGTTATTTCTTGCTGTATCAATGGCCGACGCCTTTACATAGCAGACTAGCTGATAATCAACTGTTCCAAATCGCTGCGTTAACGTGCCTTTGATTGTCGAATCTTCACGATCTTCATTCTGCGTTCTAACTAGAACTGCAGGGTATTGAGCGTTGCTTAACTTATCGAACTCAAACGGCTCACGAGTTACATATTTAACAGCTACGGGCGTCGTGATGGCCTGTAGTGATGTAACCAAATTGGTCGCAATGTTTTCTCTAACGCTCACAGTTGCTTCCTAAAAAATACGCCTAATGCTTTCTCTTCTTGTCGATTAAAGCCAAAGAACGGGCGCGATTTATTGTTCATCGCCGCCTTTTCTGCCGCTTCTTTGTTGTCAAAGTATATCTCAGCAGTGCGCTTATCTTTGCGCCTAGTTTGCATCGACCTAAGCATTTGACCGGTATTAAACAGGTCAACAGGGGATGCTGGCTTGCCTTCTTTCGATAGCGTGGCCATATACTCTGGGGAATACGCTCTAAACGCCCCCAGATAGCCTCTACCGTCCGCTGTACGGGCTTTGATGATGCCCATTGCGTGGACGCCTGTACGCAATACAGCGCGTGGTACGCCTTGTAAAACGCCCTTCTGGGCTTTCTTTGAAACTTGCGCCAGATCTCTAGGGGTAGTCGTTACTTGTAATCCAACGCCCTGAGCCATTAGCGAACCAGCCTACCGAATGAGACTATTTCTTTCTCATCATCGTCGATTATGCCGTTGTTATAGTCATCGTATTCGATGCCATCTTTGAAGATGTCAGTTATCTCT